CAGTCGTGAGCGACATCGCCTGTCATTGCGGACGCAAGGGAGCCCTCTTCGTTAATCAAGAGAACAGGCTCGTCCGCTACCACCTCTGCCGTGACCACCTAGACCTATCTAGGGTCGAGGGTGACGGGCTGTCCAAGCCGAAGTACCCTACCCAGATGCCAGCCGTGTTCCAAGACACGGACATCAATCGCCTTCACGAAAAAATCCAGCAGGTCATCGATTGGCGACCCGAAGGAGATAAGACTGGATTGCTTATCCACGGAACTACTGGCGTGGGCAAGACCAGAGCCCTCTGGGAAATCGTCCGCAGGATGTGGGTCGAGAAGGCTAATCAAGATATCAATATGCCTTACCTGTTCCTCACGATGCGTAAAATCGAATCTATGATTGAGCAGGGCTTCGACACCAAGAAGCACGGCACGATGCTGGACAGCCTCATCGAGCATCCCCTGCTGGTCATCGATGACTTGGGCAAGGAGCGTCTGACCTCCCGTATGGCTAGCGACCTCTTCGCCATCGTGGACGAGCGTACTGTCAACCGCAGGACTACCATCATCAGCACGAACTTCAACGGCACGACCCTGTTGGAGCGTTTCGAGAACAAGGACAAGGAAACGGGGGTAGCCTTCATCCGTAGGCTGAAAGACTATTTCAGAATCGTAGGTTGTTCCTAAATCCACTTGACTTGTAATACCATTTGTTTTTTCCTCGATTTCCAATGAAACGCCTACTCGCTCTGCTGATTGGTTGTTCCTGCCTCAATGCGAAGTCCATCGTTACTGACGAACTGGTGGACAAGTTCGCCATCATCGAATCCAACTACAACCACGAAGCCGTGGGAGATGGAGGCAAGGCTCTTGGTGCTTGGCAGATGCACAAGGCGGCTGTCTATGAATCCGTGAACAGACTGTACCGCAATACTGGAATTAATTTTGCCAAGAGTGGAATCGCTTGGAATGAGAATACGATGTTCGACCCCTTAAAGTCTCGTATGATTGCCAAGACTTATATGCTAATCCTAGAAGAGCAGATGAACAAAATGAAAATCAAAGTGACACCAATCAAACTTTATATGGCTTGGAACTTAGGCTTTACTGGTGCAAAAAACCATATGTTCGACATCGATAGTTCTTATCTTGAAACCAAGCGAACCAGTATCCTTCGCAGAGCCAACTACATTCTCTCCCGATGAAAACCAAACACATCAACAAAGAAATTATGCTGACTGTCCGAGTGACCGAACGCCTTCTTAACCGCATCAACGCTGTGTCAAGAAGTAAATATGCAACCCGCTCAGATTTTATTCGGGATGTCTTACAGAAAAGCGTTGACAACAAGTAACCCCTACTTATCACCAATGAAGTACGACAAATTCCTCCAGCCCATCCTTCCTATGCATACCAATACTCCCGAACAACAGACCGCCATCAACAAGGCTCTCATCGGTTTCATCTCCGAGACCTCCGACATCCTTGCTGACGATTACAATCCGCACTTCCGTTCCAAGTTCGCCAGCCTCTCCAAGCATCTTGAGGTTCTGAAGCCCCTGCTCAAGAAGCACGGCTTGACTGTCCTCCAATTGCCCTCTGGCGATTACGAATCCGTGGGTGTCAAGACCATCATCCTGCACGAATCTGGTGCTTCGATTGAAGAGCGTTGCCTCATTCCCTGCGAGAAGGGTATGTCTGGTCAACAGGGTGGTGCAATCGTAACTTATCTCCGTCGCTATGCTCTGGCTTCCCTTGCTGGCGTGGCTACGGAGGATGACGATGCAGAGGCTGACCGCCAAGCCAAGGCTACCAAGCCCGTTGCCAAGGCTCCTGTGGCTGTCGCTAAGGCTCCCTCTGCCCCTGCCCCTGCTGTCGCTGGTGGCGTTGTCCTCACCCCCTTCGGTGACCGCAAGGGTCAGCCCCTGTCCAGCCTTCCGCTTGAGGAACAAGACCGAGCCGTCAAGTTCGGTGACTTGAAGTACTTCGCCACCAAGTGGCAACCCAAGCCGTACGGGGATAATCCTAATCCTTCTGCCAAGGACTTGGCTGTCAAGGCTGAGGCTGTCCGTCTCTGGAACGCTTCCCAAGGCTCCGCTCCCGCCAGCGAAGACAACCCCTTCTAATCCTAACCCATAAATAATATGTCCAACCAGTATATCACAGTTCCCAATACCTCGTACATCCTCCTGTCCGATGGTACTGTCGCTCGCCTCCTCAAGCCCTGCCCGATTCATCGGCAGGTCTACTTCAACCTCATCATCAATGGCAAGATGAAGCGGATGAACAAGCAGGATGTCCTGTCTGCGTTCAAGAAGGACGAGCCGTCCAATGGCTGATTACCAGCCTAAGACCGAAGGCATCACCTACCTGCGTCACGCAATCATCTCCCAGAAGAAGCGTCCCGTTTCTAAGTTCTTAACTATTCCTATGGAACAAGCAGAGAAAATCATCAGCCAAGCCGAGGGGTTCGTCCCTCGTAAGGCTGGCTGGGACGCTCGCAGGAACTCTGAGCGAGCCGCCGCCCTCATCTTGGGTCTTGAACCCAAGGAACTGGTCTCTAAACTTGAGGCTCCCGACTTGGCTAAACTCCAAGCCGACCTTGCCGAAACCAGAACCAAGTTGAAGGCTTACGAGGAAGCAGGAGATAAGATGTTTGAGTACCTCAAGTGTCTTGACGGCACGACCAACGGGATGCTCAAGTGCAGGGCTGTATGGTACGACCTCCGCACCAAGAAGTAATGACCCTCAAGGAAATCTATCGCATCGCCCTAGCCCGTGGCTTGACAGCCAAGCAAGCGGGGGCAGAGTTCAATGTACGCCACGATTCTCTGGCAAAGATGAAGGGCAAGTACGACCTGCCTCCGCTAATCACGGAGTACGAATACGCTGACAGGAAATCTATGCAGAGTATGAGCGACAGAGACCTTGATTCCTTTATCAAGAGCCTTGAGAAGTCCAACCACAAGGACAACAAGGAATACAAATATGCCATCGATGAACGAGCCCTACGAGCCAAGCGAAACTAATAAGTTCTTCAACGAACTGAAGGGTCTCGCTGACGATATGGAGTCGCTCCGCAAGGAGAACGAATCCCTACGCCACGAAGTCAAGTACTGGCGTATCGAGGCTCAGACCGACCACGCAAGATGGTTGCGTTGCCTTGAAGACCTTGAGAAGATGCGAAAGGAAAACAGGCTTTAATGATTCACGAATTCAGAAACCCCATCCCAGTCAGCACCGACATCGGCTATGGCTGGCTGATGTATGTTCGTGATGGGGGTACTTGGTCTAACGATATCTTTGCTATTGTGTTTGAGAAAGACGGGGTTATCCGTCATATGCGTACCGACCAGTTCAAGGTCTTGCGTAACGATACCTTCGATATTTCCAATGAGCAAACCTAAGAGAATTAAATTTGTATATGCCTCCGATAACCACGGAGACAAGGTAGACAAGAAGGCGGCTGAAGCCCTGTTTGCTTTCTGCAAGGACTTCAAGCCAGATGTTCGCATCCACGGGGGTGACTGCTTTGACATCCGTCCGTACCGCAAGTCCGCTGACGCTGAAGAAAAGAATCAATCTTTGAAGGACGACATCAAGTGGGGCAAATGGTTTATCGAAAACTATAAACCTACTGTGATGCTGATGGGAAACCACGAACACAGGTTGTATGAAGGCGTGGAGAACAACATCGGACGAAAGCAGGAACTCATCCAAGAAATCCTAGACGAGATTCTCACCAGCCTCAGAGCCAACGGGTGCAAGAAGATTATTCCATATCACGCTGACAAGGGCGTGTACACCCTAGGCAAAGTTCGTGCCTGTCACGGATACAAGTGCGGTAAGAATGCCGTAGAGGAACACGCTATCCACTATGCCGACAGGGGTGGTGCTGTCATCATCGGTCACATTCACTCTATGCAGATGGTCACGGCTCAACGCTGGGGCGGTTGCGTAGGCTTCACGGGCGGTTGCCTCTGCCTAAAGGATGAGATGTCCTATGCCCAGAA